TTAGATGGAGGGAATGTTAAAATAGCGACTGTAATGGGAGATACTCGGATGGATGGGTTTTCGGACAGGGGTTCGACTCCCCTCACCTCCATTAGACACAGACACGACCATGTTTATATCTACGTGGTCGTTATATACAATAACGGATTCCACAAATGAGTTAATAATTCTTTTTTGTTTGTTGAATTCTTTAGAACTTATATTTTGATGTGTTGCTAGGAAAGCTTTAATTGCTTGCTTAGTTACCAAAGTATCGTTGTTTAATTTTATTTTTTGTATATTATATTCAAGTCTTTTTTTTTCATCTTCTAGATCTGTTAACTTTTGATCTAACGATGCGTGAAAATTACCGTCCATAATAACTTTTAAAATATTGTTGATTTTTATATCTGTATCCTTTAGCTTTTTTTCATATATTTTTAAATCATTATCAGATGATTTATTTTTTTTCTTTGAATATTCATATATATTATCGGTAAGAGTATCAATATTTTTTGTTATCTCATTTTCTATACATTCGATTACCATTTTATCTAAAACATCTTTGTTTATATCTTTGCACTTGCAATTTCTCTTGTTTTTCTTAGCGTTGCATTTGTATCTCACATACTCTCTTTTATTTCTACCTTCAATACCGCTAGAACCTACCATACTTGCACCACATAAACCACATTTTACAAGTCCTGATAAAACATAATTCCTCTTAGAATTGTAATTTCTAAATGCCTTTTTATTTTTTTCTCTCTTCACACTAACTTTGTTAAAGATTTCTTTGGAGATAATGGATGGGATACCGCCTTCTATTTTTATTATATCTTTCTCATCATTCAGGATATTTTTTTTCTTACCATTAATGGTAACTCTTTTGTATTTATTAAAAACATAAGTTCCAGTATATTTTTCATTACTTAAAATATTGTTTATACTAGATTTACTGAATTCATTACCAGTTTTTGTTTTTACTCCTTTCAGTGAATCTATTATTTGACTATAACCATTTCCGTCAAGATACATTTTAAATATATCTTTAACTATAGATGCCTCATACTCATTTATTATATATTTTTTATTTTCAGCTACATCATATCCAAAAGGTGGTTTGCCACCAGTATGTTTACATTCATAAGCTGTCTCTTTCATTCCCTTCATGACTTCTCTAGACAAGTTGGCGGAATAATATTCATTCATTCCCTCAATTACGGATTCTAATATTATAGATTCTGGACTATCGTCAAATTTTTCTAAAGCAGATATAATTTTAACACCATACTTTTTAACCTCTCTCTTATAAAATGCACTATCGTACCTATTACGTGCAAATCTATCTAATTTATGGACAATAATAGCATCAAATAGTTGTAATTTAGCATCGTTAATCATTTGTAAAAACTTTGGTCTATTATCACTTGTGCCGGATAATGCTTCATCGGTGTATATTTTCACAATCGAGTATTTATTATCTTTGCAAAAATCTTTCAAGTATCTTAATTGAGCATCAATACTTTCTGTTCGTTGATTATCACTTGAATATCTTGCGTATAATGCTACATTCATGAAGTGCCCTCCTATTTTTCAATTACCGCTTTCATCATTTTTATTAGTATTTCCTTACCTTCGGTACTTAAATTCTTATTAGCTTTCCTTATTAGCTGGATAGCTTCTGGAAATTCTTCTTCTAAGTTATCTATGGTATTCTCTTGTCCTAAAAGATAATCGGTTGTAACACCATAGAATTCAGCAAGTTTTATTAATATTTCTTGTTTTGGTTTTCTAGTACCGTTCTCATAACCACTTAAAGTATTTTGAGCTATATCAAGTTTTTCACAGACTTCTTTTTGATAGTATCCGTGTTTAAGTCTTAACTCTTTTAATCTGTTCGATTGACTCATATTTTAACACCTTCCAAAAAATCTCAAAATAAGTATTGACATATCGCGTTAGGTGATATATAATAAGTCTATGCTAATAAACATTACATACACAAAACACTATTTGCCTATACATTTTAAGACTATATATTTTTATACAAAGCACATTACTTATATAGTATATATCACAAATCGAGAAGTGTCAATCTTTATTTTGAGATTTTAATAGGTAAATAGTCTTAGATTTAAGGAAGGGGGGGCAATTATGGCAGAAGAAAGCATTTGGGCTAGGAGAGGTAAACTTATAAAAAACGCTAGAGAGACAAAGGGATTATTTCAAAAGGATATTGCTAAATTTTTAGATGTTAAGCCTAACACTGTTTCCAGTTATGAGAGTGGGGTTAGAAAAATGGATTTTGATACAATCAGAGATTTATGTAAATTATTAGATATTAACATCAATATTTTTTAGTCAATATATCGCAAAATGAGATATATCAATACTTAGGAGTGATATATAAATGACAGAAGAACAAATACAAGTTCTCACAGAAATATTCGGGGACGCAATACTAAAAGAATTAAATCAGGAAAAAGAACAGAAAGGAGCGACAAATGAATAATTTAGTAACGATCAATGGAACAGATTTAGAGGTAAAAGAGTTTAATGGACAACGAATGGTTACAATGAAAGACATTGACTTAGTACATAGTAGACCTGAGGGTACTGCAAAAAGAAACTTTGCAGTTAATAAGGACAAGTTTATAGAAGGTGAAGATTATCTTACTTTACGAGGTGATGCACTAAGGTACTTTAAACAGAGTACGAATTTCGTACCCAGTACATGTAAGGAATTAACAGTTCTATCGGAAAGTGGTTATCTAATGTTGGTTAAATCGTTTACGGATGATTTGGCATGGGACGTGCAAAGAAAGCTAGTCAACTCATATTTCAGAGCAAGACAAGCTATGTCTTATGAGGACATGATTATAATGCAAGCTAAGTCCATGCAAGAGTTTAAAGTTGATGTGGACCATAGATTCAAGGTAATGAATCAGAAGGTGGACAACCAAATTACACTGGACCATGGTATGCAGAGAAAAGTACAAAAGGCTATTGGAAAACGTGTTATTGACTTACTAGGCAAAGATACAGAAGAGTACAAGAGATACAGCAAAAAATACTTTGCAGCACTCCATAGAGACATTAAGAACCGCATGGGTATACCAAGTTACAAAGACATTAAGAAAAAGGACTATGAAGCTGTAGTGAATTATATCCAGTATTGGATGCCACCAGCTAATATAAAAGAAAGTGCATAAAAGGGAGCATAGAAAATGAAGCAATATTACGGTGATATAGAGAAACTAAAATCTTCTACAGATTTAGAAGAAGTAAATAAGTTAATAAAAAATGACTGGATATTGATTGATGCAATATCTAGCCATGAAGGTTTAAGCTTTATTCTTGGTCGTCTACCCAAAGGTCATAGTTCATTCGCCCAAGGATAATATGAAAGTCTTGCTGGTTTGGAAAAAGTTCGTGTTCATGGCACGTTTTATATGTATCAATTATTTTCCAACCTTGCTTAAGCAATTCATTGGACTTTGTTACTAGACGGTCAGCGCAATCATCTGTATAGCCACTAGTCGATAAGTGTTTAATTTCATTAACATTATTATAATCCACAGTAACACCCCCTTCGACATAATAATAGCATATTAGTCGGGAAAGGGACAAGTATAAACAAAAGATCAATTTAGGAAGGAAGGTAAAATCTATGAGCAACGATCAAAAGAGTAAGCTTACTATGGAAATTAAAGTTAACACATCAGAACTTGATAATGCGTTGGAAAAAGCGACTCACTTGCTAAGACTTTTGGAGGAAGTAAAAGCAATAATGAGTTCGCTAGGTACAAACAATATTATCAACACGTTTATTACAAATTCTACTTCCGATGATCAATAAAATTATTTCTAATAATAGCATTTTGGTCAATAAAAAAATCATTAGAGTAGTTATGAATCGTATTAACTGTACCATTAATATGTAATCTACCATGATTTATTATTGTGCCATTGACTGTACCATTAATAGATGTAACGGAATTATTTTCAATAAAAATGTCTCCATTGATCATTCCATCAACCACTAATTCAGAGCCCATGTGTACATAAATTTTACTATTAGCCATACCAGATACTTGTAATTGTCCAGGTGATTCAATTATTATATCGCCTTTATATGCTTTGTCTATTAACTTATATGTGGTAATTAACATGAATTTACACCCCCTTTCGACATAATTATATCAGCAATCGGGAAACAATACAAAAAGATACTTTAGTAGGTGTTAGCCATAACAACTATGGAAGGAGATATAAACCATGTATGAAACCTTTTGGATTAAACAAGCCAAAGAAGCTGTAAAAATGACAGCTAGAAATCGACAAGAAAAGCGAGCCATGAAATTTGGAAATAAAAAGACTAAGAAGGGAGCGAATAGAAATGTACGCTAAAAATGATTATTGCGTACAGATTAGGACCAAGAAAGGCTGGAGATATTTGACTGAGTATAACAGCAATATAGATATAATCTATGCTAAATATCAAGTGGCTAAAAAAAGATATAAGCAAGCTAGAATAATAAACTCTACTGATAGAGGTTTAAGAGTAGCAAATATAAGTTAGGAGGATTTTATGAAAAATAAAGATATGGAAATTATTTTATTAATAGATCAGATTACGAGGATTGCCCTATTAGTTAATGGAGCTACTGATCATAATGTTTTCTTTCAGTATTCAGGTCATGTAAATCAGTTATCTGTACAAGTACATGAAAATGGATGGGTTGAAAATAAAAGGTATAGTAAAGGGTTTGATGTAGATTTAAATTCTATTAATGCTAATGGACTACTCATTGAAGTAAAGACGTATTTAACGGATTTATACATGGCAGAGGTACAAAATATATTGATGGAAGGGGCTAAATAAATGTTTAGTGGTGAGCTATATGAATATAAGTGTAATACATGTGGCTGTTATGGAACTGCAATGGTTAAAGTATGTCATTGTGAACATTGTGGAGCAGTAGTTAGTGGTACAGGTATAAAAAAAGAAAATGAAAATTTTAAGGACAAGGAGTCAGCTTATGGAAACTAATCCTATCTGGTACATAATATTTTGGTGTTTTTTAATCGGAGTAGCAGTTGAATTTATTACAGCACTTTTAATAGTAAATATAAGATATTATTGTCAAAGATTTAGGAGGAAAAGATATGAAAGAGTTAAAAGGGACAGCACTAGATTATATTCTTCAGAGATACTTTTCAAAAGAGCTGACGGAAATAGAAGCTATAATTGAGATTTCTAAATTTTATAATATAAAAAAAGCACCCTTGAAGAGTGCAGAACAAATAATATCAAATAAATAGTAACATAAAACATAATTTCAATCAAGGTATAGAGGTGAATATGTTGTCAGAAGTAAAATGGATAAAGATTACTACAAACATATTTGATGATGAAAAAATAAAGATTATAGATACATACCCAGCTAGAGATGAAATATTAGTCATATGGTTTAAACTTCTAGCTCTAGCTGGAAAATCTAATCAAAATGGATTTTTATTTATGAATGATAAAATACCATACACTAAAGAAATGTTGGCAGCTATATTTAATAGAGATATAAAAAGTATACAAATGGCATTAGCTTTATTTCAAAAGTTTGGAATGATCGAGATTGTAGAAAATGAGTTGATTTCAATTACTAACTGGGATAAACATCAGAATACAGACGGATTAGATAAAATTAGAGAGCAAACACGTAATAGAGTTGCTAAGCATAGACAAAAAAAAGCTAGATTATTAACTAGTAACGTTACAAGTAACGTTACTGTAACGAATGGTAACGCAATAGAAGAAGAAATAGAAGAAGAAATAGAAGAAGATATAAATAATAATAATGTTCAAAAACAAGTTTTGAACAAATCAATAAAATCTATCTATGACTATTATTCAAAATTAAATCTTATAAAGCATAGGAAACTAACAGACAGTATGAGAAAGTCAATTAAGAAAGCCTTAGAAGAATATACAATTGTTGAATTAAAAGAATTGTTAAATAGACATTCAATTATTTGTGAATTAACTAGAAATAATAGTTATCCAGTAAAGAAAAGAGGACTGGATGTATTTTTTTCACAGAAGGTAAGTAATAATGCTGGTGCCCCATTAATTTATGAAGAATATTTAGAAGGCGGTTCCAAATTTGAACGGTATGTAACAAATGATTATAAAGAAGGTGAAAACAACGGACAGCATAAAGGGAATAATAGCCAAGGAAATGAGCAAGGAAAAACCAAACATGAAGCTAGTAGAAGTGTGGAAGAGAATGGATACAACACAACAGATGCAGCAGACAAAGTCGTTGAGAGATATGGGAAAGAAATTGACACAAGCGACCTTGATGACCTCCCCTTTTAAATGCGATAAGTGTAATAATACAGGATTCATATTAACAACTAATGATAATGGTTATGAAATAGCGAAAGAGTGTGAATGTCTAAAGGAAAGAGTGAAAAGCAGTAGATTATCATTTGCAGATATTCCAGAAGCATTTAGAGATATTACAGTTAGTTCATTTGATTTGAGTTTATATAAGACTCCAGAAGGTAAGAGACAAGCAGAGATAGCTAAGAAATTATGTTCTAACTACATAAAGAATTTTGAACAGATGGCTAACAGTGGGAAAGGCTTATATTTATTCTCTAATACAAAAGGTAGTGGTAAAACTAGAATGGCAGTTAGTATAGCAAATGCGTTAATCAAACATAAGAATACACCAGTTAAGTTTACTACTGCAATTAGAATACTTGAGGAAATTAAAGCAACTTATAGTGATAACAATAAAAGTGAAAGTGATTTATTAGCAGCAATTAGTAGAGTTGATGTGATAATCTTTGATGATATAGGAACTGAAAATCCAACTCCTTGGGTAAAAGAAAAATTCTATAGTATTTTGAATGAAAGATTAATAAATGGAAAAGTTACTATGTTTACTAGTAATTGTAGAATTGAAAAATTAAATCTTGAAAATAGAATAGTAAACCGTATTCAAAAGATGGCTATACCTATTAAATTTCCAGAAGAAAGCGTCAGAGGTTATATAGCAGAAAAAGAAAATGAAAACTATATGAAAATGTTATTGAAATAATCGGAGGAATAGATAATGAAAATGATACTAGAATCAAACAAGAAATTATTAGAAAGATACAGATTTATTTGTAGGAGTAAGGGACTAACTAATAAAAGTATAGAAGCTATTTGTAATAATGATCTAAGAGTTTACTTAGAATGGCTTGGGGGAAAAGATGCATTACAAGTTACTCATTTAGATATACAGGATTTTCTAATGTACTGCACAGTTGATAGAAAGAATGAAGCACAGGCAGTAAACAGAAAATATACCAACCTTAACATGTTTTATAAAAGACTAATAATAAATATGGACCTTGAAATCAAAAACCCTGTAGAAAAGGTTGATAAACCAAAAGTTAGAAAGAAAGTAAAACCTTACTTAAAAGAGGAAGAATACAATTTAATGATTAGCTTTCTAGAACATGAAGGGAACTTAAGAGGTTTAGCATTATGCTCTATGATGTTTTCATCAGCGTGCAGACTATCTGAAATATCTCAATTAGATAAAAACTCATTAGATCATGTAAATAGAAGATTTATAGTTACTGGAAAAGGTCAAAAACAACGTCAATGTATGTTTTCAAAAGATGCGTCTATGAAGGTCCTTAGATATATAGAAAATAGAACAGATGATAATAAAGCATTATTTATAACATCAAAGGGAAATAGATTATCACCTAAGTCAATTCAAGATTATCTAAAAAGATTAGGCTTAAGGGCAGGAGTTGAACAGAATGTGCATCCACACTTATTTAGACATGGAAGGGCAATGCAATTATTAAAAGCTGGTGCATCACTTGAAACAATTCAAAGGATTCTAGGACATGAAAGTATAGCAACAACTCAAATATATGCACATATGAATTTTGATTCTGTTCAAAGTACAGTAGATGAAATTGATAATAAAATAGCAGATATAAACCAAGCTGCATAAAAGAAGGTGTAAAGAATGAACAAAGTAATACTTATGGGTAGATTAACAAAGGACCCGACTTATAGATTATCACGATCAGCTAATCCAACTCCAATAGCTCAATATACATTAGCTGTAGATAGAAAATATAAGGTCCAAGGACAATCTGAGACAGATTTCATTATATGTAAAGCATTAGGTAAGAATGCAGACTTTGTAGAAAAATACTTAAAAAAGGGTATGAAAATAGCTATTGTTGGAAGGTTACAAGTACATATAAGTGATAATAATGGAACAAGAAGATATTACACAGAAGTTATTGTTGAAGAACATAACTTCGCTGAAAGTAAATCATCTTATCAGAGCATAAATAATAATCAAGCTAATAATGAATTAAATGGTGGTTCTCAAACTGGAGACGGTTTTGTACCAGTAAATGAAGATGATGATTTACCATTTTGAATCAAGATTAAAACTAAGTTTAGTAAAGATTAGAAGGTGAGACATGAAATTAACACATTTTAGCTTATTCACTGGAATAGGCGGTATTGATCTAGCTGGTGAGTGGGCAGGGTTTGAAACAGTCGGTCAAGTAGAAATGGAAGAATATCAAAACAAGGTACTTAAAAAGAATTTTGGAGCCTTGCCAAGGTGGAGGGATATAAGAAATGTCACAACAGAAAGCTTCAAAGATAGAACAGGACTACGAACAGTTACCCTTATTTCAGGGGGATTCCCATGCCAACCTTTTAGTATTGCCGGGAGACGAAAAGGCAAGGAAGATGACCGTTACCTCTGGGATGAAATGCTTAGAGTTATACAAGAACTCAAGCCCACTTGGGTTATTGGTGAAAACGTTGCTGGTATCCTCACAATGGAGCAGCCCCCAACGATATCTGAATTGGAGAATGACGAGATTGGTAGCACAACGGAAGAAATGGTACTTGAGGAAATCTGCCAGTCTCTTGAAAAAATCGGTTACGAAGTCCAATCGGTTGTTATTCCAGCTTGTGCCGTCCAAGCCCCGCATAGACGAGACAGAGTGTTCATTGTGGCGCACACCAGATGCCAACATGGACAGAGGAATGAGTTCAAAGGAGAGTCTACAAGAGAGATTACAGGAGAAGCTTCCACTAAATTTGAACAATCATGTAGCAGCAGTAAAGTACAGACTTCTTCCAACGCCAACTGTTGCAGATATCTACACAGACAAGCTGAGAAGCACGCAACAGAAACAAGGAAGCATGCACAGTGTGAACTTAAGTCAAGCTGTAAAGATGTGGCCAACACCAACAAAATCAGAGGTAGAGAGTTGGAGCTACAAAGAAAATCATCAAAGTGGAAAATGCTTGGAAGCATTAGCGAGGAAAGGGAAATTATCAGAGGAAACTGGAAGTTTGAACCCAATGTGGGTAGAGTGGCTAATGGGATTTCCAATAGGGTGGACAGACTTAAATGCTTAGGTAATGCAGTAGTACCACAGCAAGTGTATCCAATATTAAAAGCTATTGCAGATATAGAAACCAATACTAATTATTAGTTTAGAATACTATATATTGATAATATTATGGCAAGTAAAATTAAACATATATTAATTACCTTATAAATTTTATTACATTTTCTATTGGGGTAGATGTAAAAGTAATCCATAAAAGAGATAAAAGTAAGCAACTTAATAGAAAATGGATAGGTACTCATACAAATAAGTATTATGTAAATCAGTATTAAAATTAATTCAATTTTGTGTGTCTTAATAAACATAAGCAATGAAACTCCTCCTAATAACTTAAATATTATAACATAGCTTATTCAAAGATTAAAGATTGAATTTGTATGGGTATAGAAAGGGTGAATAAATTGAAAAAAGAGCAAATTGATAGAATGAACAAAATAAATGAGCTTATAGAAGTCATAGCAAATACAGATAGACAATTCTTCTATTCAGATGGCAAAGGTACTATATCAAAGTTTGTGGATGGGAATAAATTATTTTTTGTTGATAAATACACTAGACAGAAAATATATCCTTATCCATCATCAAAAAAATTGGGATTCTCAGACGGTGGAACGTTGTGGGGATTAATTAATGACTTTAGAGAGTGGATTATTACTGGAAAGAGAACAAATGGTAATAATGGTTATGGAGGATTATATTGTACACACTGGGGATATACCATTGAGGGTATGGACAAGGTAATATCTAAAGCCAAAGAAATTGGATACTTGAAACAGGACGCTATAAGCTTTGGGGACATGTGTTTGAAGTTGAAAGACGATGGAAACGAATGGTTATTAGGCGTAACTGTTAGAAGTGAATTAAATGCAAGTTAAACAGATAAAGGCAAATAATTAATTTAGGGAAGGGTGAAAGATTATGAGCAATAAATCACAAATGGAAAGATTATTCGAAAATCTAAAAATATTAATTGCAAATGGAGTATTAGAAGATGAATTTGAAGTGTGGGTATCTGAGGAAGATTCAAGCACCATTGAAACGCTAGAAGAATTAAACGACACAATAGAAGACGAGATAAGTTATTGGAATGAATAAGAAGTAAAATTGTGTTTAGTATTGATATAGAAAAGGACGGTGAAACATGAAACATATAGTATGTTATTCTGGTGGACATTCAAGTGCACTGGTAGCAATAGAAACAGTAAGAAGGTATGGAAAGGAGAACGTTATTCTCCTAAATCACGACATAACTAGTGAAGTTGAAGATAGTGATATTAAAAGATTTAAGGACGATATTAGTAATTACTTAGATATTGGTATTACATATGCAAATATGGATAATTGGGAGAACGAAGGACCATTAGACGTATGTATGCGAATTGGAGCTTTTAAGGTTGGAAATGGTACAGCGTTATGTACTAACAGACTTAAAACTGAACCATTCCATAATTGGTTAAAGAAAGAGTTTCCAACAGTAGATAATAAAATCAATCGGGACTGTTCTATCTATTATGGATTTGATGCAGGAGAAACAATTCGTATTCAGAGACGTTCAGGTATTATGGGAGCAATGGGGTATAGAACAACTTATCCATTAGCCTATTGGGATAGAACTATAGAAAGAACAGAAGATATTGGAATAGCAAGACCGTATACATATAATACATTTAGACATGCTAACTGCATAGGGTGCCTTAAGGCAGGAAAGCAACAGTGGTACATAGTGTATTGTTTGCGTCCAGACATATGGGAAAAAGCAAAAGAAGCAGAAAGACGGATAGGGTATTCTATTATTAAAGACGTGTATCTATCTGAATTAGAATGCAAGTTTGAAAATATGAAAAAGCTTGGCATAGTACCAACGGAAAAAGTAGGATTTCAAAAGTTTTGGGCTATGGTTAGGAAGATATTTAAGGAAACTGATGTTATGCCTTGCGAGTGTTCTTTTTAACCAGTGGTAAAGCTTGGTTTAGTCCATAGAAAGAGAGGAAAAAAACATGTATTTAATCAAAGAGGATATAACTTTTGAAAAAGCACTATCAGAAATAAATAAGTTGTTATTAAGTTATATAGATCATGACAATGATTGTGAAGGAATTTACTATTTATTAGTTAAGCTAAATGATGAAACCAAGGAAATAATAGAAAGTTTAATTAATAATAAAGAGGAATACATAGAAGAATTTAAAAGCGAAGATAATAACGAGTTAGACATAACTTACCTATGGTGTATGATTGATGTCAAATTCAAAAAAGTCATTATCTATAATAGCAAAGAAAATGTATTTAAAATAGAGAATGAGCAAGAAAAAACATGTAATAAATTATTAGCTGTACCAATTTACAATAAAAGTTCAAAAAAATGGAGAATTAATTGTACTAATAGTGAAGGGATAACAAAACCTATAGGATGCTTTAAAGACGAAAGTAAAATATTCTTTAGTTATTTAGAGTTTGCTTCTGAACCAGATGCAGTCTTTTATATTTTAAATGATAGCAGGTTACAATTAGAAAGTGAGGGACAAGATGAACAAAGAGCAAGTAAAGGAAATGATTGAAAAAAGATGTGTTAACTTCATCATGTGTACTAATTCAGAGTGTAAGTACTATTGGGAGGATATGTGTACTAAGAATGTAGGGAATGAAATAGTGCATATAGATGATTCGGGTAAATGTGAAGATTTTGAACAGGGAGAATGTGATTGGTACAAAGAAATGGAGGAAGAAGAATGAAACATAAAATAGTGTCTGGAACAATAAAAAACAATACCCATGAAGATTATTTGAAGCCAATAGAAGGGATAAAAGTTGTATGTTATCCTTGGCCAGACGGATATTATTCTGTATGTGGTGGTGCTGATGATGAAAACGCAGACAAGCTTATGAAAGAATTATTCAAAACCATTGGTAAAGATGAAGGTATTAAAACATTAAAAGAATTTAGAGAGCTATGGGAAGCTGCACAGCTTGAAGGGATAGGATTACATAAAGACAATCTTGAAGATGTTGAAGTATTAGCAAGCATAGACCAAGAGTAAAGAACTATTTAGTTGAGATAAGATTGGAGATTTGCAGATAAAGAAAGCGAGGGATTACTATAGAATTAAATATAATACAAGAATACAGAAGAATAACAGAACGTATTGCAGTACAAAGTAGCCAATTAACCACAGCCAAAAGAGATCTTCAAAAAAATATGAATATATACAAACCGTCTGATGCAAAAGGAATTGATTATAGTCAAGAAAAAGTTCAATCTTCACTGCACCAGCAAGATATATTTACCACAGCCAACAATATTAAGATAATAACTAGCTTTATAAAAGAACTAGAGGAAGAACTCGTTGAATTAAAAGGTCAAAGGAATAAATTAGAAAAAACTATTAATAGTTTGGGAGATATAAAAAAACAATACATCATGTATAAAATTAAACATCCTAGAATGCCAAACTGGAAAATAGCTAATGCAATTCATGTAGCTCCAAGAACATTAAATAACTACATTAGACAAATTAAGGAAGAAAATAAAAATCTTGCCTAAAATTGCCTTATAAACCATGTTAATATGATAGTAGTAAAATTTGTATTTAGTTAAGCCTTTGCAGAAATGCGGGGGCTTTTCTTACGCATAAAGGTAGGTGAATAATATGTGAATGAATGGTTCGATGAAAAACTATTTTTAAAATATATCTCAAACGAAAAAAATAGAGACAATGCTTTAAGAATAATTAGGGAAGTTGAGAGAAGTGAAATAATTGAAAGCAATGAATTAAAAGATTATGCAGCTCTAACAATAAAAGATTCACTTGATTTAAAGCGAATACAAAATTATTTCAAAGAAAATAACAGAAATGCATACATAACATGGTTGCTAGGTCAAAACACTGGATTAAGAGGTAGTGATGTAGTAAAGCTTACAATTTATGATCTAAGGAAAGCAATCAAATTTAGAAAGATGATTGTAGTTGAAGAAAAAGTTGAACATATCATGACAAGTAGAATTAAAAATAAAAAACCAGTAAAGAAAAAGACACGGAGAGAGATTAAGAGAACGGTATACCTTAACAACAAATTAATTAATATATTAAAAGAATTCGTGTATGGTAAACCATCTAGTGATTTTATATATCCTACCAATTCAAAGCTAGGACACATTAGAAGAGATTCTCTTGGAAAAGTATATAGAAGGGCTTTACTTAAATTGAAAATAGCAAATGAAAATGATGTTATTGGTACACATACACCAAGGAAAACCTATGGATATATGCAATACGTAGAACATGATAATGATATAAATTATGTGCAAAACTTATTTTGTCACTCTGTACCAAAAACTACTAGAGTGTACATAGGATTAGATGAAGTTGAGAGAGAAGAATCAGCAGGTACAATGGATAAACATACCTACTGAAAAATATATTTTTTGTGGTTGTAAACCTCGTTTTAAGTTAACGAGGTATATGATGTAAAAAAAGTAGGATATATAGAAGTAGTTTTAAAAAATAAATCATACCTCACTTTATTAGATAACGAGGTTAAAATAGCATAAAAAATAGCTAAATAAAATATAGGAATGAGCACAGGGTGTCAAACTAAGTGCTCACTTTTTATGGAGATGATTTTAAGTGAAAAAACATGAAGAAGTAATCAGAGAAAACATCAAGGCTATTGAATTGTGGATTGAGCAAAATAAAACTGAAAAAGAGATAGCCAAAGACCTTGGTATGGCATATTCAACTTTTAGGCGCTATAAGTCACAAATACCAGAACTTAAGCAAGCAATAGCTAATGGTAAAGATGCTAAAAACCAAGAGGTTGAAAAAGCATTATATAAGAATGCAATAGGTTATAACTATTATGAACAAGTTGCTACTAAGGTTAAGAATGAAGTAATGGCAGAAGATGGCAAGACTATATTAGTCAAAGAGTCTGTTGAAATTAATAACGTTGAGAAGTATAAAGGACCAGACTTAGCTGCTGAAAAGTATATTCTTAACAACAGAAAGAAAACACAGTGGCAAGAAGATCCTCATAAGGTAACTAACGATAAGAAGATGCTTAAACTGAAAGAGAAAGAGGTTAATGCTAAGATATTGGAGTTACAGGAGCTATAATGGCGATGTATACAAGATGTGGAAGTTGTGGAAAGAAGATACCAATAGGTACACGCTGTGAATGCAGAAAAGAGAGATACAAGAGATATGATAAGACAGCAAGGAATAATGAGCAAAACAAAATGTATACTCAATTTTATAATAGTAAGTCATGGAAAAAAATGAGTTCTAATGTTAAAAGTAAACATAATGGCTTATGCTTGGTTTGCTTATTAGAATATCAATTAATTGAATTCGCAGATGTAGTTCACCATATAGAAACATTAAGAGAAAATTGGGATAAAAGATTATGCGAAGATAATTTAATTCCTTTATGTCATGGATGCCATAACAGGATAGATCATATTAATTGTCCTGAAGAAGAAAAGGAACAACTCAAACAACTTTTGAAGGACTATAAAAACAAATATACGTTAGGGTAGGGGGTATTAAAAAAGTTTTAAGGTATTCACTGAAAACCCTTGATGCCCTCTCAGTCGCATAAAATTCCCAAAATGAAAGTTTTAATCTTTAAATAAAGGTAGGTGATTTTTTGAGCAGACCATGTAAAGTTATTTCAAGCCAAAGTAGACACAATACAAAAGCAGAAATTGAAGAAAGACAGCAAGCAGAGGAAAGTATAAGAGGGAAAAATGATAAGATTAAACAAGCCCCTCAAAATCTAACCAATAGTCAAGTTGAAATATATAACTTTATTGTAAATGAGTTAGCAGACACAGAGATACTTAATAATTTAGATGTTTTTATATTAATTACTTGTTGTAGAGCTGTTGATAGACTTAATTACATTGAAAGTGCAATTGATAAAAACTTATCAGCAGTGTTAAGTAATAAATTAATGAGTGCAAAAGATAAGTATACAAAAGACCTGTATAGATGTTGTAATGAACTTTCATTATCGCCACAAAGTCGAGCAAAATTAGGAAGTTTAGCATTAGCAAATAAAGAAAAGAGAGAAGATCCAGTATTACAAGCTCTAAGAGAAGATGATGAAGATTGATACTTTTAGATAAAGCCTTAGAATATGCTAAAGATGTTGTGGAAGGTAAAGAGTTAACCACAATAGAGGTTACACTTCAATGTAGTATCTTCATACAAGATTATTATAAAAGACAGTACAATGATGATTTCGAGTTTTACTTTGATGAAAAGAAACTAAAAAAGATCAATAATCTATTAAAATTATTCAATTATGCCACTGGTTTTGTTGCTGGTAAGCAAGTTTTAAATGGATTAAGCGGTTTTCAAGCATTGCTTATAGTGGCTCTATTTGGTTGGCGATATAAAACTAACAAAAAGAAGTTTAGGTATAGAGATGTAGTTTTATTTATTCCAAGAAAAAATGCTAAATCATTTTTAGCTGCATTAATTATATTATTACTAATGCTAACGGAACAAAATTTTAGTGAATTTTATTCAATATGCATAGACCGAGACTTAGCAAAAGAAACAAGAAAAGCGATGGCACAATTAATACAAGCTAGTCCATCCATTGCAAAACATTTTTTTGTATCTGATAGTGAGATTGGAATCATTAAGTGTTTGATTACTAATAGTTATTATATGCCTAGGACTGCGAAAGCTAATAAAAACAACTCAATAAGACCAGCTTGTTTTATAGCAGATGAAGTTGGTGCATTTACAAGCAATGATAATATACAAGCTATGAGAAAAGGACAGCTAAGTGTACTTAATCCAATTTGCATAAAAACTACTACAGCATATGCTGAAAGTGATTCAGTAATGTTAGAGGAATTAGAGTATAACCGAGCAGTTTTAAATAATGTTCTTGAGAATAAAAGATTATTTGCTTTGTTATATTATTGCACCAAGGAAGAAGCATGGACAGACAAAGGATTATATAAAGCTAATCCTCTTAGAATTGAAGAAAATTATGAAGAAATAAAAGCTGATAGAGAAATTGCGAAGGTTAAAACCAGTGAGCAGGAAGAGTTTCTAACGAAAAATCTTAATATATTTTTGCAAACGAATGAGATAAACAAATACTTAGATATAACATACTGGAAAAAAGGTGAAATTTCAGATGCAGTATTTAGAGAGAAAATTAAGGGCAAAAATGTAAAAGTTGGAGTCGATATGTCTGTAACAACAGATTTAACAGCTGTAGGTATAGAATTTGAACATGAAGGACTATATTACTGTAAGTCACATGGATTTTTGCCAGAAGATAGTTTAAAAGACAGACGAGAAAAGCATATTGACTATAAGAAGTTTAAAAGACTAGGTTATTGTGATATTCATAAAGGTATGACGGTTAATTATACTCTTGTAGAAGAATATATTAGGGGAATTGAAGAGGAATATAAATGTACAATTGAAATGATAGTAACTGACCCAATGAATGCAAAGGAAATGATGGAGAGGTTATCATTAGATTATGACGTAGTTATGTTAAAACAGACTTATACAAACCTATCACCAGCAACAAAAGAATATCGTAAAGCTGTATATGATAGTAAAGTAAGACATGTTAAGAATGAACTCTTAGATTGGAATATGAATAATGCTAGCACTTCAAAAGGAAAAGCAGATGATGAGATGCTTAATAAAGAGAATAAAAATAAACAGAGAATAGACATGGTTGTTGTGCTTATCTTTACACATACCGAATTTGTAACAACAGATCAAAAACAACCACTTACAGAGGATTATCTTAAGACATGGTTTCAAAAACAAAGGGGGTGTAAAGATGGGTAAAGTCATTAAATGTTTTATAAATAAAATAGTTTTGCTTATTGTAAAAAATATAGATGATATATTAATTATACTTGGATGTGGTGTATTAATTACAGCACTTTTTTTATTTGTAAGTGCCTTTTGGGGATTAATAATACTTAGCTTGATTATGATACTCTTTGGAGTGCTATTAAGTAAAATACCTAAGTAGCCCAAGGAAAGGCGGTGAGAAGTATGGGTATATTTAGTAAAGTATGGCAGAAAGATATTAAAAATCAATCCTACTCACTTAGTGACAAGCGTATTCTTAGTGTTTTGGGCATAGATGTATCTGAAGCTGGTGACAGAATTGGAGAGATTACATACTTTAGATGCTTAAAGATTCTTAGTGAAGCTATGAGCAAACTACCACTTAAGATATTTAAGGAAACGGATAATGGAAATGAGAAAGTTAAACATTATCTCAATTATCTATTAAGAACGCAGCCTAACTCGTTAATGAACGCAAGTACTTTTTGGGGAACAATTGAATTAAATCGAAACCATAGAGGTAATGCATATGTGTATATTGAACGTAACAAGACATCAGGAAAGGTTTTGGGGTTCAAAATTCTACCAGTAGATTCCGTTAGATTATACATGGATGATGCAGAAATATTGAGTAGTAGACCAGCTATATGGTATCAATACATTGATTCAAAGACTAGTAATAACTACTTAATACCTAGTGATGATATATTACACTTTAAGAGCTGGATTACAGAAGGTGGTAGAGGCATAGTTGGCTTAGCTGTTCAAGATATCCTTAAGAAATACATTGATAGGGGACTTTATGGTAATAGCTTTATTACTAACCTAACTAAGAATGGGATGATAACTGATAAGATCATCATTCATTATACTGGTGGGTTAGATACAGATGCTAAAAAAGTACTGATAAATGAGATGAAAACATACAGTGCTGAAGATGATGGTAAATTCATCACTATGCCTATGGGGTTATCAGTACAAAACCTTTCAAGTAAATTAGTAGATAGTCAGTTTATGGAGTTAAATAAATACAATGCTTTACAGATAAGTGCTGCCTTTGGTATTAATCCTCAAAGCATAAACGATTTTGAAAAAGGCAATTTTGCGAATGCTGGTATTCAGATGGAAATGTTTTATAAGGATACTTTATTACCTATCCTTAGTAATTATGAGCAAGAGTTAGCAATAAAGCTATTCACTTCCAAAGAGAATCAGGACCACTATTTTAATTTTAATGTGGATGCCATTTTAAGAGGGGCATTCAAGGATAGAATAGATACATATGCAGCGGCTATTAACAATTGTATATTAACCCCTAATGAATGTAGGGAAATGGAAAATAGATCTAGAAAAGAAGGTGGAGACCAGCTTATAGGAAATGGTAATTATATTCCTCTTAGCATGGCAGGCATGCAATGGCAGAAAGGAGGTGAAGAATGATACATAAAATTGAAATCAAAGGAGCTATAATACCTGATAGTCAACAATGGATTTACGATTGGTTTGATGTACCAGCAACAAGCCCAGGCAAAGTAAACAAAGCACTGGCTAAAGCTACTGGTGAAGAGGTAGAGATTATTATGAATAGTGGTGGTGGTAGTGTTTGGGCTGGAAGCGAAATATATACCAGCATAAAGGACTATAAATGGAATACTACTGGTAAGATTGTTGGAATAGCTGGAAGTGCTTGTTCTTTCATAGCGATGGCTGTAAATAAATTATTAATAAGCCCGACAGCTCAGATTATGATTCATAATGGAAAAACAATTGCAGATGGTGACAAAAATCAGATGAATCATGTTGGTAATATGCTTGACACTGTAGATCATGGTATAGCAAATGCATATATGATAAAGACTGGTATTAACCGAGAAGAATTACTTGAATTGATGAATAAAGAAACTTGGCTAAATGCTCAACAGGCAAAAGAACTAAGGTTTGTTGACGCTATAATGTTTGAAGATGAAATCAAAGTAGCCGCTTCTATTGAATTAGATGGCAATGGCTTATTACCACAAGCCGTAATAGACAAAATGAGAAACGAGTTAAAAGGTGACTTGCCAATAAATAAAGATGCTAAAGAAGAATTAAAAAATGACATTATAGGTCTTGCCATGGCTAATGCTAAAGCTTTAATGGTAAAAAACAAAAAATATAGAATATAAAAGGAGAGTTAATCATTTATGAAAAAATCAGATTCATTAAAAGGAGAGTTATTTAACCTTGAAAAAGAAATGGATACATTAATGAATAAAGAAGGCGTGACTGCTGATGAAATTAATGCAAAAAGTGATGAAATGAAAGTAATTCAAGCTAAGTTAGATTATGAACTACAAAAGAGGAAAGAGAAATAACAGAAGCTAAAAATAAACTTGATAACAAGCAGTTGGAACCAGTTGGTACACAAGATGTTAATGATATAGAAAATAAACAGAACATTGGAGAAATAATGGCTAAAGCTATTGTTGGTATTGCTACAGAAAAGGAACTTGGAGAAATTAAGAATTTAATTCAAGAGGGTGTTGGAGAAAAAGGTGGTCTTACAGTACCTGATGATGTAAAAACTAAGATAATTGAGTTGCAAAGAAAAGCATTTGACATTAGAAAGTACGTTGATATTGAGCCAACCAAAAGTACTAAAGGGTAGTAGAGTTAAAGAAGCTAATGAACCAGAAGCTGCAGGATTTGCAAGCGTGGATGAGGGTGCAGATATCCAAGAATTGCATGAACCCGAATTAGAAGAAGTTGAATATGCTATTAGAAAGTATGCTGGATTTATTCCTATTACAAACGAATTGCTAGAAGATAGTGCTGAAAACATACTTGCTTATATTCTTAAGTGGATGGCAAAGAACGAATTAAACACTTATGCTTGGCAAGTATTTAATGGAACTGGTATTAAAGCTGCAGAGGGGATAATGACAGATGTTAAAAAAGCAGATGGCAAACTTAAAGATAGAGTGGAAAGCATGGAGACAGCTCCAACTATAAAGAAATTTAAATCTATATTAAATAAAGACTTAGATGAAGTTGACACTGATAATATTAAAATTTTTACAAATGCAGACGGTTATGATTACATTGATGGTTTAGAAGATAAGAATGGTCATCCTTATTTGCAAGAAGATGTAACTAAAGCAAGTGGTTATAAGTTTTTAAATAAAGAAATTGTTAAAGTACCTTCTAAATTCTTGGCAACTTATGATGATAATGGAACTAACAGAACTCCTTTTATTATAGGAGATTTAAAACTGCTCTATACTATGTATGATAGAAAAGAATTAGTTATTGAATCTACGAAAATTGGTGGCAATGCTTGGAGACAGGATAAAACTGAGGTTAAAGGAGCATTTAGATTTGATGGTAAGATTAATGGAGATGTTAAAGCAGTGAAAATATTACTTGCAAAACTTGATTAATAAATAAAACTTAGGGCATAGAAAAGATGTTCTTTTTTATGTCCTATATATGAGGTGAGTAAATGGCAATGATGGAAATTAGCAAGGCTAAAAAATGGATTAGTTTAGAAGATGATTGTCCCGAAGAGGATAATGAACTAGTAAAAGAAGCCCTTGAAATAATTGAAGAATATTTCAAGAATTCTATTACTAATTTTGATAGTACAAATGAGGGCATGATGAAAATACTGAAAATACCAACTATAGCAATGTTAAGTGATTTGTATGAAAATAGAAGTTTTGATATAGATAAATCTAGTACTGGAAAGACAAGACAGCTTATACAAAGTGCTTTATTGCAAGCGGAATATTGTTATCCAGTTGAGGTGGTCCAATGAATCCAGGCAAATTAAATACAAAAATAATATTAGAAAAATATACCCATTGATGATGATGGTATTACAACTGGAGAATGGCAAAAAGCTTATACTATTTATGCAAATGCAAATAATCTAGGTTATAAAGAGTTTTGGAAAGCTAAAGAGTGTGGCTATGAAGGAGTAATAGTATTTACAGTTAGATATAAAAAATATATTGCCAACATAGATCCAAGAGAATATAGAATTAAATGGAAAGATAAAATATTTAACATCATTTCTCCACCTGATAATATTCAGTATAAAAACAAAATTATAAAAGTTAAGAGCGAAAGAAGTTGTTATTGATGGATAATATTAATGAACTAGATAAAATGTTTGATGATTTACTTACTAAGTTTCCTAAAAAAAAGAAAGAATTAGTTGAGGAAGCAGGAGATTTAATGAATGAGAAAGTTATAAATAACATTGATTCTACTGTTAAGGAGAATACAGGGAAGCTAAAAGAGGGGGTAATAAAAGTTATAGGCTCTAAAGGTGGTTATGCTGCTATAAGACCTGACTATAAAAAAGCCCCACATAGTAACTTGATAGAAAATGGTCATAAGATAGTACGAGGGGGCAAGATTATAGGATGGGTTAATGGCAAACATATGTATAGAGATGCGTTGGAGCAGGTCAGCGATGAAATTATTAATAAGGCTGAAAAAATGATAGATGATTTAGTTGGTGATATAGATGGTTAAGATAATAGATATTGTCAGAGCATTAATAAAAAGCATAAAAACAACTTTTCCTACTTCTGAAAACTATTTAAAATTACCGGAGAAAGCAGATTATCCCTGTTTTCTATATGAGATTGGATTGAATACGCATAAGATAGACAATTATTATACACAAAAAAATACTCTTAACATAGATATTATTTATTTCAATAGTAGAGATGACTACAATACAGAAGAACTTAAAGAGATTACAAAGAAGCTGGACATTATAAGTAAATTAGAAGAAGAAATCTTAAGCAAATATTATTTAGAGGTAAATAATAAGAAACTAAGCTTTAATTACGATATCACAGAAAGCGATGGACAAAGCTTAATTAATTTAAAGTTTGTTTTCTATACTAAGAAAAAAATAGAAACAGATAATTGCGAAGAGATGAAAGAGATAATTATAGAAAGGAAGCGATAACGCATGGGAATGCCCGAAATATTTATTAATTTTAAAGCAAAATCAAGTGATTTTATTAGACAGAGTGCAAGAGGGATTGTTTGTGTTCTAATAAAAGAATAACAAATGTTGGCATTACACATTGTATTTCTGAAACAGAATACCTGATAATATTACAGAAGATAATAAGTCGTTTTGTAAGTTGGCGTTTGACGGTAATAGACCTGTGAGCGAAGTAGTTATAGTAGCTTACTCTGATAAAACTAAGATTCCTAGTATATTGGAAACCATTAGTTTTAATTATTGTTGTACTAATGTAACTGATGATACAGAGCATATAGCTACAATTATCAAAGATATGAGAGATGCAAAAAAGATAAAAGTTAAAGCTGTACTTTATAATAGCGAATCTGATCATGAAGGTATTATTAACTTCACGGATGATACAAAGGGAATTGATTATACAAGTAGAATAGCTAGTATCATAGCAACGACACCACTGGATAAAAGTGTTACTTATTTTGTATTAAATGATATAAAAATAAAAGACATACCAATGTTAAGTAAAGCTGATATGGACACTAGAGTAAATAATGGAGAATTATTTATTGTAAACGATGGTTTTAAGTGTAAATTAAGTAGAGGTGTGAACAGTTTAGTTACTACAGATGAAGATAAAACAGAAGATTTTAAAACTATTAAAATAGTTGACATAATGGACAAAATAGATCATGACATAAGAACAACTGTTGCTGATAATTATACAGGAACTGGAAATGACTATAATAATAAAATGAATTTAGTTGTAGCAATTAGGCAATACCTAGAAGATTTACAAGGACAAGGGATTGTTGGCGAATTTAATGTAGATTTAGATTTAGAAGCACAAATAAAATACATAAAAACATTAGGTGCAAAAACAGATGAAATGACTGAGAGTGAAATCAAGCATTATAATACAAGAAAAAAGGTCTTTATAACTATTAATGTACAATTAATTGATGCTATGGAAGATTTTTATTTTAGTGTTAATTTAATGTAGAAAGGGGGTAGAGATATATGAATGATTTAGAACCTTTACAAGGTCAATGGGACAATTATGGATTAATGGAGACCTTATTCAAGAAACAACTGGTTTTAATGCTAAATATAAAGCTTTAATGAAAGATTATCTAACTTGTGGTGAAAATACTAATCATTCTGTAATGGTAGGTAAAGATGGAGATGGTAACATTGAAATGAACAAGATTAATAGTAGAATGTTAAAACTATTAATTGATAGCTGGAATAAAGGGACTAATCCTAAATTTACACTAATTAGTAATATAAGTTCTAAGGATGAAAGAGGGGAAGAGAGAATTGCACTTTATGGTGTTCAGTTTACAGAGCTTGATCTAGCTAATTGGAAAAGTGGAGAATTTTGTAAAACATCACAACCATTCAAATTTGAAAAAGCTGAATTACTTGATTCATTAAGTTAAGACTAGGATTATTCCTAGTCTATTTTAGGAGGGAAAAATAATGGAAAACAAAAGTATTTTGGATATCTTATTAGAAACTGACATAAACAAGATAAGCGAATTAAGCAAGACTACAGTAGAGATTAATAGATTGAGTAAAGTATTAGGTGAAAAACTTATACTTGATATCAGAGCATTAACATCACAGGAATTAGAAATTATAGAAGGCGATAATATTTATGAGAAGTATATTATTAAAGCTGTAACTATAGAAGGTAAGAAATTAACCGATCCTATTTTATTAAATAAATTTAATATTAAAGATCCGTTGAAAATAGTTAATAAATTATTTAATGCTGGAGAGATATTTAATTTATATAAAAGATAA